CCAGCCACTATGCGACTATACCACATGTTTAAATTCCGTTTTCTATAAAGTATTGAGCAATATCTGGAAACAATTTTTTCCAATCAGTATTGCGTCGTTGATCTATCATGTCTAGTGTAACACAAAGTTTGGATAATCGCAACGGGTCTGGCTTTTCTGCATCAAGCATTAGACATATACCTTCTAATCGTTTGCGTGTTTCTATATCCCACTCTGTTGCGATCGGATAATGCTCTAACAACGTATGTAATTTATCTTTGAAGAATGTTGCTCCAAACATGCCAGGATGATATATTTCTTCATATCCACTATCAACCATATGATATGCCTGTGTAATTTTTGGATTTTGGATTTTGTATTCTGCTATGCGTTGTTGAAACTCAAGTGCAGTTCCGATACTCAATGCAGTAACAACTTGATGCACCGATATAGACAACCACTTGTGAGTTATTAAATATTCAAAATTTTCTTGCCAGCGTTTGAGATCCAACCCATCTCTGATGAATTCTGCTTGTGGCCCCCAGCAATCTAAACTAGCGTCAATGTGTAATCGTTTAATTTTTTTATTGACTATTAGATTTTTGCAAGTTTCAACAAAGCGTTTTACTGTATCTGGGCCGGCATTTAAGTTTGTGTTAACTGAAATAGTTAAATTTTGATTTTTTTTGGTGCCTATAAATTCTAGTATGCTCCACATTTCCTTTTGCAAAAACGGTTCACCCCCCAGGATGCTTACTCGATCAAGGTGTTGATAATTTTGATCTAACCAATTTAACCATGCAGTAAAATATTGATCTCTGTTGGATAGTTGTTTTATTGGCACAATACCAATAGGGTAAGGTCCGTATTTTTTAAGTTCGTCGTTGATCCTTGAACTAAAACCTGGTAAACAATACACACACGCAAGATCGCAAGTGTTGGTCAAATAAAGTTCAGCAATGCGAGGGGTTACCCGTTGATCGCCCAGCGAGTCGAAATCCACCGGGGTAAGACCAGGAATGTCATTATGATACAGCCTATCACTTACACCACCTTGCTTTTCGACATTTTCACAATACTCGCAACCACGCCCCGGCCATTCACCAGCTAGCATTTTTTGTCTGTCTTTGAGTACTTCAGGAGTATTATGAAAATCATCAAACTTGTCTAAAGGAACTGTCACAGGTTTTACTCTGTGACAGCTACTTGATGTTGCATTATAAAGTCTGAATGTGTTCCAGGCCCACTTGTACACACATGCTGTGTCGTTACGAATGGGGAACACCTGATTTGTCATCAATTTTCCCAGTCGTCGGCGTGATGATCTTCTTCCTCGTCGATCTCATCTTCATCCTCGTAGGATTTGTCGTCGTCAAGATATGCTGTAAGGGCACGTTTGATATCGGGTTCGCTCTTGAAAGTTTCTTTAATATCATCTACATCACAGTCGTTGTCAATCAAGATAGCCACAACTGTTTCGGCTGCTTCATCACGATCTACTGTGTTTACATAACGTTTGAGTTCAGACCACATCTCGCTGGCCACTGCTACTGCTTCATTCATTCCGCTGTCTCCTCTGCGGTACTTACCTCTTCTCGATGATTTCCAAAGTCTTTCATGGCACGATCCAAACAACCTTCTTCATTAGCTTCCCACTTCTTGCGAAACTTCTTGATGATCTCGCCATCGCTGGTCACAAACACTAAACTGTTGCCTTCTTTCTTTAACAGATTGCGTTTCTCCATGAGATCCACCATGCCGGAGAAAGGACTCATACCTGTTTCATACGGAATTTTAACTTGTACACCTTCAAAGGGTTTTGAGTAACGTGTTTTCATCACTTTGCAAGCAGCACGAATGCCCATGACGTCTGTGATTTTGTTGCCATCCTCGTCCTCTTTGAGTTTGAGTTTTTTCATAGCAACTACGATACTGCTAGCGTAGATGAAACCCTGACCGCCGGATATTTTATCGTCGGGGTCAAACATGTCTTGGCTTGCGTATGTGTGATTAGTACAAACCAACCCTACATTGTATGAACCAAACATGTTCACACAATTACGCACAAGACTAGTAAGTGCCTTGGGCTTACGGCCCATGTCACCTTTCATATCGCCGGCATCAAACTGGTTTACATCAGTAGGCGTAAGCAACATACCCAAGCTGTCAATCACAAACATGACCTTAGGACGTTCGCCTTCGGGCAAGGCCTTGTAGTCGCTCATGAACGTACTGATTGTTTTGGCCACATCATCAATCATGGCCATACTTAGTTTAAGTAGTTTGTCTTGGCTGGTATCTACACCAAGTGCTTTAAGCCAATCTTCATCCAGTGCGTTCTCGCTGTCAATCAGCACAACATAGATGCCTTGTGCTTGGGCGTTCTTGATGATGTTACCAGAGCAGATATAACTTTTACCTGCGCCGGATTCACCTGCAAACACAGTGACTTTGCCCAAAGGAATACCTTTGTTAAAGTCGCCTGAAATTAGATAGTTCAAGGCATAATTGCCTGTGGAGATCCAGTCTGTTGGATCGTTAAAGCCGATTGAAAGGCCTTCGATGCTTTTGGTGATTTCCTTGCGGAACTTACTTACGTCAAATGGTTTTCCCATGATGGTTTCCTTGTAATGATTTGATCAATGTTATATTATTATTGTCTAAAAAGCAATGACTATCTTGCCAATTTAATACTTTTGGATGTCGCCCAAGCGTTATACAAATTTTAGCAATGACTAGTGCTCTTTCCCATGATTGTAAACTGACTGATGTCTGAGTTGAGCTTATAACATTATTATGTGCTTGTTCTATATTTTCTAACCAAGACAGATGAGGTTGATTTGCTTTCAACATTGCAGAGTAAAACTCGTCGCTGCGTTGATGATCGTACTTCCATTTCAAATGTTCGGCGATCCGTTCTAATGCTTGTATTTTTTTTGAAAAATAGTCACTTAGATAATATATCGGTGCATCAAACAAAGCAGATTGTCCAGAAAGTATCAACATATCAAAATATGCCTCGGATAAAAATTCTACTAGATTAGATTCAGTTGTCAACAACACTTTAGGAGGTTGATATGTATTCTGAATTTCTTCTTGCACATATTTAGGTAACTTATAAATTTCTTCATAGCAAGCACAATCTGGCCAACTTGGATCTCGTAAACCACTATAAAAATCTGCCCAATCATCGTTAGGTTGAATTTTTCTTTCAAAAAAATCAGTTAAGTTTGATAGTGCTGGTACATCGTTATACCACTTAAAATAACTCATTCTAACCTGTAATATACTAAACCACTCATCAGATCTAAGTTGCAATATACATTTTAAATCTGAGTTTGGAAATTCTATAAGATGGTGTGCTATTAACTCAGTCTGATTTAACTTTGATATTTTATGTGAATTACCTGTATCTGAAAAGAAATTTTCTAAATCTAGTTCTACCTGACCACAAGAATAAAGTACATGGGCTAATACTGTATTGCCCATGCCTCCATTTCTATAGTCTATGCAGTAAGTCAATTACTTGTTTTGGCGAGCGCGGATCATGGCCAAGATATCCTCGGCCTTTTTGTTGCCTTCTGCTGGCTTGGCCACTGGTGCAGTTGCCACAGGAGTATCCTCGTCATCAAAAGAATCTACAGGTGCCTTCACAGCAGGTGCTGCTTTGGCTGCCGGAACATCTTCGTCCGCATCTGCTGCTGGTGTGCCAGCAGGTGCATTCATTCCAGCAGGACGGAAGTATTGTCCCCAACGCTCCATGTCAAATGGTTGACCATCTACTGATGCTTCAAACATTTCTTTCATGACCCGGAGTTCTACATCTGTAGGTTTCTTGGGCAAGAATGAGCTTAGATCAAACAGGCCATGTGTGTCAATTGCTGTTTGTTCTGCTTCGGTCAGCGCACTTTCTTTACGTGCCCACTTACTAGTGTTGTAGTCAGCATAGCCACCTTTTTGTGTCTTGGTGATACGGAAGTCCAATCCTGCTGAGTAGTCAGTAGGCATGTTCTCCAATTCTGGATCCATCAACGCACTCTTGATCAGTGTGAAGATTTGTGGTCCGATGATAAAACGTCGGATTGGGTTTGCTGGTGTTTTGTCATCAGCAATAGGGTTTTCACGTACAAAGCC